ACCCATAGCTAAATCAAAGCTGGTCTGACGTAGTGTGTCAAATAATAGATCCGTATAGTTATCTAAGATGGTTTGTGCTTGTTCTTTTTGACCTTGGGGGATCGCACTACCAGCTTCTAAACGACACCATTGTTTGTAAGGAGGAAACAGACCAGCCTGTAACCTGTTTGCAAATCTTTGTGTAGCATGAACTGCTGTTGAGTCAAAGACTCTAAGCATCTTTCCTTTGCCTGCAACTTTACCTTCATAATATCCGCTATACAGATTTCTTTGAGGTAGCGCAAATTCATAGCAATCCTCATAAATAGTTCGCCATTCATCTTTACGAGCTTGTGCTTTAGCTTCTCGTTGCATTATATTTTTTACATCTAATCTAGCCATTTACTTTGCCTTATTTCGTTTACTAATTGCAGCAGCCTTTGCTCTTGCATCTGCCTTAGACGAAGCACCCCAGGCCTGCAAAGACAAAAGCAATCTTGTTGGTCTGCCCTTGGAATCTCTTTCAGGCCCAGGATTGCCCGCCATTCGAGCCAGGAAGGAAGCTCGTCTGGGATTATCGCCTGACTTAACAGGAGGTTTTAAATTAGCACCTGTCGTTCTTTTAAAGTAAGCACGACCTGCCGCAGTCAAACCGCCTGATGGATTTTTATGTTCTTTCTTCATCTAGTATTTTTTCTTTTTCTTTTTCATTTGTTTTTCTATACGTTGCATAGTTCCAAATATGTAGGCTTGCTTACGCTCACCTGTTAATCCTTGTTGCTCTGCGCTTAGTAATAAACGTCTATGTAATTTCTTAGGCATTATTTACTAAACAATAATCTTTTTTTCTTTGCAGTACGTGCTGACTTTCTAAAAGCATCAGCAGTAGGTGCGCCAGCTTCACCTGGTTTTCTCATCTTCTCACCAGATCCTTCTGCTATTCTTTTACGTTTAGCATGGATATTAGCGTATAAACCTTTTCTTACTTTTTCCATCTTTCCTCTCCACCCATTGCTGTCCATCCTTCTTTTCTGTTTTGTTTAGCGGTAAATGCTTTCTCAGAATACTGAGGTGGTCTTTGATAATCGGGTAGCAATCTGTATTCTTCAGGTACATCTTTCCAAGACGTTAATCCTTTTTCAACAGCAGAAACAATAGTTGCATCAGGTTTAGCAGTAGCAGTAGCGGGTGCTAATTTCCTTGGTGTTGGGAAAGCATATTTACCAAATAACATTCTAATACCGCCACGCCTTTTAACTTGACCACGATAAAATAGTTGTCTCCTTGCTTCTGTTTCCATTTCAGCAGCACGATCTGCTGTTTTTTGTAATATGTTTTCTATTTCTTGTTCTGATGGTGGTGTTGTACCTACACCCTCAACCACTGCTTCTGGGGGTGGTGGACCTGCAACATATCTTGATGTAGTTTCTTGTGCTGCAATATTTTTTACAACCTCAGATAATCTATCATCAATAGGTAGCACTGCTTTACCTGGCAATAAAGAAACATTAGATGATGCTTTTATTTCCTGATTTAAAATTGCTTTATCTAAAGCAGAAGAAGTTTTTAATCTATCACCAGGTCCCATATCAGCCATATCAGGTAACATACTTGCTCTGCCTTCAGCAGCAATATCTTGCACATAATTTGCTTTAGTTTGAATTAATGGTGGTGGTGGCTTTGGACCTATAAATGCAGGCTTGCCAACAGTAGATAAAGTTTCTGGTTGTACTTTTGTTGGGGTAGGTGCTGTTGGTGATTTTGCTTGTTGTGGCAAACGATCACCTGGACCTACATCTGCTGCTATAGCTTCTGCTTTAATAATTTCTTTAGGCGGTATTGGTAATACTCGAGGAGCTGTCTTGGTAATTTGTACAGGTAATTGTGTTTTAATTACAGGCTTTGTTGCTGTTTTGGTTACAGGAGCAGGAGCAGGTTTAGGAGCAGGTTTAGTTACCTTCTTAGTTGTCAGTGGTGTTCCACGTGAAACAGATGTAGGTAATTTAATATCCTGGAATAAAAGTTTAGGTAAAGCCAATTAATTTTTCCTATCTACAGTTCGGGCTAACATGAAGTAATCATTACCTTCTGGTCCATAATTCTTCAAGGTACCCTCTATTTCAAAACCAATACTCTTTACAAAGCAAAGAGTTCTCTCATTGGGTACTGTAACCTGAATCTGTAAACGGTTCAAGCTAAAATCTTTTATAATGATATCAATAAGTTCTGATATTTTGCTCATGTGCGATATCAGAAACATATCATCATTGTCTGATGGCATCATCCATAGCTCGCCTACACCCTGCCATAATAGCTGAACACCAAAGCAACAGAGGATATCTCCGTCAGATATGTAGGTGTATGATAGCCCATCATGGTTAAAGTTTGTTTTATGGTAGCCTTTGGCCAGGCTTTCTATGTATCGGCTCTCGTATTGCGCAATATTGACGTTTTCTAAATGTCTTTCTCTAAAGGGTAGGATTTGGAAGTCAGGATGAATTACAGTATTTTTTAATAGTTCCATTACATAATCTCAAAGTCAGTATCAGCAGTAAACATACCACCAGATGATTGATAAGATCCTCTGCGTAATCGTCTTTGTTCACCGCCACCTAACATGAGATAACCGAAAGCATCGCCTACGTGAGAATGTTCGTTCTTAACGGGTTGGTCTTTAAAGCGTTCTTGTCCAGCACCTAGGCTTTGTCGTTTAAAAAAGTAACCGCCAGATAATGATTTTCTCAGTCGCAAGCATTTTTTGTCAACAACTAATCCAGGTTTACCATTAACTAATCGGTTCATGGGGCTGGCACCTGCTTCACGCCTAACTTGGAAAGCGTTACTGTCAGTAGGTTGTGCCTTAAATCCCAGGGATCGTAGATGGTCAAATGCAGTAACCTCATAGATCTCATCTCGTTTATTACCCGCAGGATCGCCCCATATTAAAATTTCTTGTTTGTTGTATTTTTGTGCAATGATGCTAAGTAGTTCTTGACCAAACCGTTCAAGTCCCATATCAAACGTAACCAGTTCATCTAAGATCTTCCATGCACCACTGGCAGTACGCTGACCAAAGATAGCCGCAGGCGTTAAACCAAAGTCAACACCAATCTGTACCGGGTAGTAAGGATCAACATCACAATTACCTGACATCAATTCATCATCGTATTCGGGCCACACAGGCCTTCCCTCTTGCACAAATGTATATTTGCCTTCTGCGTAGCACCGAATCCAATCTGCATTTTTACCGCCCAGTAATTGTTGGTAATAACCAGGAGGTAAGTTATTTCTGTTCTCTGCGTTTTGATTTATCTTCCACCATTTACCGCCACTGAATTGATAACCATTAGCTTCAGGATGGTCAGGTATTTCATCAGGGGTAGCAGGTAACACGCCACCGGGTTGTCTAAAGAATTGCCAAGCAAACTCACCTTTGATTGGTTCTTTCTCAGCTAGGGTATGCCACCAATGATCAGAATCAGGTGGGTTAGTGTCCATCCATATTCCGTACCAGGTAGGTCCACCGTCAGCTTTGGTAGGATATCTGCCTACCCTGTGGGTTAAACCGTCTATGACAGCTTTCGGTAACTCTCTGGCTTCATTACACCAGGCCCCGGTTACTTCTAAGGATAATAGTTTTCTAACGGACTGGGGGGTATCGAGAGCCAGGAATATAACTTCGCAATCTATTCCAGCAGCATCACCTCGGCTTGGGAGTTTTAGGTGGTGGGTGATTGGTGGTTGCCATCTCATACCGCCCCAGGTTGATTCAGGAAATAACTCTTGCCAGGTCTTTATGGTAGTTGTTCTAAGTTCGGGGTAGGTATTACGTACCACAACAAACCTTGTGTACCGTATCCCATCTCTGGGCGATGGCTTTTGTTTAACTGCACGCAACATAATCTCAGCAGCACAGCCATAAGATTTACCGCTACCCACAGGCCCCATCAGGCCACGTACAAAGCTCTCAGAGTTTAGAAACTTCCAAACCGTTGGGCTTTCAGAGAAGTCAAGGTTTAGACT